CGCGCTACCGCAGCGCCAACGCGGACCGCGACGATTTCGACGTGCTCGCTGACGCGGCGCGCGCACGTCGTGGACTTCTTTTCCAGCGGCGCCTGCGCAAGCGGACACAACGCGCAGTCTCTTCTGCCACACACCGCCGGAGCACCCCATGAACGCAGCATTCGATCACATCCAATCGCGCTCGATCTTCGACGCCGTCGAGGAATTGGCCGCAGCGCGCGTGGCGGAAGACGCCGCGAATGCGCGGCGCTTGCGCGCCGAGGCAGCCGTCCTGGTGTGCCTTGGCAAGCTGCCCGAGGAAGGCACCCACAAGGAGCAGCTCGGCCCGTGGCAACTGGTCATCACCACCAGCATCCGCCGGACGGTCGACGCCGAAGCCCTGGCCGCCATCGCGCCCAGGATCCCCGAGGCTATTGGCAGGCGCTTGATCCGGTGGAAACCCGACCTGCAGATGCGCGAGCTGCGCTACGTGCAGTCCAACGAGCCCGAGATCTACGCCCTGCTGGCGCAGGTCATCACGGCCAAACCCGCCAAGCCGAGCATCAAGCTCGAGCGCCAGGAGATCTGACATGGCCATCAATTTACAATCTATCAGCCGCACTGCGCGCGCCGTCCTGCCGCCTCGCATCGTGCTGCACGGCGTTCAGGGCGTCGGCAAATCCACGTTTGCAGCCGGCGCCTACAAGCCCATCTTCTTGCCGTTCGAGGACGGCCTCACCGGTCTCGAGGTCCAGGCCTTTCCGCTGCTGACCAGCTACGAGCAGGCGATCGAGGCTCTGGATGCCCTGGCACGCGACCCGCACGACTACGGCACCGCCATTATCGACACGCTCGACTGGCTGGAGCCGCTGATCTGGCAGCGTGTCGCGCGCGACGCTGGCAAGAACAGCATCGAGGAAATTCCCTACGGCAAGGGCTACGCCGAAGCGCTCACCTACTGGCGCCAGCTGCTCGACCGGCTCAATGCCCTACGCGCGCGCGGCATGGCGACGATCCTGATCGCGCACACCGAAATCAAGCGCTTCGACGCGCCGGACTCGGACGCCTACGACCGCTACCAGATCAAGCTGCACAAGGGCGCCGCAGCGCTGGCCGTGGAATGGGCGGATGTCGTCGGATTCGCCCAGGTCGAAACGGCGCTCAAGAAGGAGCAGACCGGCTTCCAGACGCGCCAGCGCGGCATCGCCACCGGCCGCCGCGTCCTGCGCGTGGTCGAGTCCCCGGCCTACCTGGCCAAGAACCGCTACTCGCTGCCGGATCCCATCCCACTCGACTGGGCGGCGCTCGTTGCCGCCATCACCCCTCCCGCTGCCGACCAGGCCGCGGCGTAACCCAACCCAACCGGAGCACACCCATGGCTTTTCTCGGTCAAAACTTCGACGCCAACACCGTCAACCCCGACTCGCAGTTCGATCCGCTGCCTTCTGGCGAATACACCGCCATCATCATCGATAGCGCGCTGAAACCCACCAGCAAGGGCACCGGACAATACCTCGAGCTGACCTACCAGGTCATCGAGGGCCCGATGCAGGGGCGCCAGGTCTGGGCGCGCCTCAACCTGGCCAATCCCAACCCGAAGACGGTCCAGATTGCCCAGCAGCAGCTCAGCGCGATCTGCCACGCCTGCGGCGTCATGCAGGTGCAGGACAGCCAGCAGCTGCACAACATCGTGCACATCATCCGCGTGGACTTCATGCCGGCCGATGGGGTGAAGCGCACACGCGCGGGCAACGAGGTGCGCGCGTGGAAGCGCATCGAGGGCGCACGCGCGCCCGGGCAGCCTGCCGCGGCACCCTTCGCGCGCCCGCAGACCGCCCCGGCAGCGCCTGCCGGCGCGCCGGCTTGGGCCAAACCGGCGGCATGAGGAGAGCGACCATGGCCAAGAAGACAGCAGTTCATCCTTCCGAACGCGTCGCCGCGAGCCGCATCTACGTGGTCAACGACTCGCGCCACGATCCTCTTCGCAATCGGCTGGTGCGCGCGGCCAACCGCGCGCAGGCGCTCCGGCACGTCGCGCAGGACTCCTTCAACGTGGAAGTCGCAACCCAGAACACGCTGGTGTTTCTGGTCGGGCAGGGCGTCCCCGTCGAGGACTGCCGGCCGGACGGCCCCGACGCCGAGCACGAGGGATCTTGACCATGGCCGCGCTGCCCTCGATGGCGCCTGATCCGACCCTTGAGGCCGTCCGCGCGGCGTGCGAAGAGCGCGCCGCCGCGGAGCTTCCGCGCGCCTATCTCGGCATGTCGGCGATCGGCACGGGCTGCGAGCGGCGCCTTTGGTACAGCTTCCGCTGGGCTGCGCGCGAACGGATGTCGGCGGACAGCCTTTGGCGCATCGAGGATGGCCACCGCGGCGAGGACGTGATGGCCGATCGGCTGCGCCTGGTGCCGGGCGTCCACCTGATGACCGTGGATCCGCGCACCGGGCGCCAGTTCGGCTACAGCGATCTGGCCGGTCACTTCCGCGGGCATGCCGACGGCTTGATCAAGGGTCTGAAGCAGGCCCCACAGACGCTGCACGTCTGGGAAGCCAAGGTGGTCAACGAGACGAAGGCAACGAAGCTATCGCAGCTCGCCGCCCAGCTGGGCGAGAAGCAGGCACTGAAGGCGTGGGATCCGGTCTATCACGCCCAGGCCCTCGTGTACATGGCCTACGCCGAGACGACGCGGCACTACCTGACGGCGGCGACGCCGGGCGTTCGCCAAATCGTCAGCGTGCGCACGGACACGGACCTGGACGAAGCGCGCCGCCTGCGCGCCAAGGCCGAACGGGTAATCACCGCAGCCGAGCCGCTGCCGCGCATCAGCAAGGATCCGGCGTGGTTCGAGTGCAAGTTCTGCCCGGCGCACGGTATCTGCCACGGCGCCGCGTTGCCGCCGGCGAGCTGCCGCACGTGCGTGCACGCCACGCCCGAGATGGACGGCAATGGCCGCTGGAGCTGCGCGCGGCATTGCCGTGATCTGACGGTGGAGCAGCAGCGCGCGGGGTGCCCGGACCATCTCTACATTCCGGCCCTGGTGAGCTACGCCGAACAGGTGGACGCCGATGCCGCGGCCAACTGGATCAGCTACCGGCTGCCGGACGGGCGCCAGTTCCGAAACGGCCCGGCTGACCCGGCGAGCTACCCGAGCAGCGAACTGGCCGTCATGGATCCCGGCATGCTCGCCGACGCCGGCGCGGATGAGCTGCGCGCGATGTTCGGCGCGCGGCACGTTGCGCCGTCCACGGCTCTGCAGCCGCCGGCGCCGTGGGGGAAAGCGGCGTGAGCCTGCGGCCCTACCAGCGCGCGGCCGTGGACGCGGCCTGGAATTACCTGCGCGCGCGGGATGGAAATCCCTGCATCGTGTTGCCCACAGGCAGCGGCAAGACGCACGTCATGGCCGCGATCATCGAGGAGGCGCTGACCCAGTGGCCCGGCACGCGCATCATGGTGCTGGCTCACGTGCGCGAGCTGGTGGCGCAGAATGCGGACAAGCTGCGCAAGCACTGGCCTGCGGCGCCGATCGGCATCTACTCGGCCGCCCTGAAGCGCCGGGACCGGTTCGAGCCGGTGATCTTCGCGAGCATCCAGAGCGTGGCCGGGAAGGCCATGCAGCTGGGGCGATTCGACCTGCTGCTGATCGATGAAGCCCACCGCATCCCGCTGCGCTCGGAAGGGCAGTATCGCCAGTTCATTGTCGACTGCCGCGGCATCAATCCGGCGCTGCGCATCGTCGGGCTGACCGCGACGCCCTATCGGATGGCCGGCGGCCCCGTGTGCGCGCCGGAGCACATTCTCACCGAAGTGGCCTTCGAGGCCGGCGTGGGCGAGCTGATCCGCGAGGAGTACCTGTGCCAGCTGCGCAGCAAGGCAAGCGCCACCGGAGCGAGCCTCGATGGCGTGCACGTGCGCAACGGGGAGTACGTCGCCGGCGAGCTGGAGCGCGCCGTGAACGTGTCGGCGGTGGTGGAAGCGGCTTGCGATGAAATCGTTGCGCTGTGCGCCACGCGGCGGGCGTGGATCGTGTTCTGCGCCGGCATCGCCCATGCCGAAGCCGTCACGCGCGCACTCAGGGCGCGCGGCATCGCCTGCGCGCAAGTGGAT